CCTTTTAGTGCATCTGATGATGTGATTAAGTCTGCATCATTATTTGTACCAGCCGTTGTTACTAAGCCATTTAAAGTCTGACCGCTACCTGTTCCATAGTTAGTTACTTCAACATCGTAACGTAAGGCAGCCTGCGCTTCTATTGTCACCTTTCTTGATACTCTATCATACTTACATCCTGCTTTAGTCCCTATAAAAAAGTCACTACCTGTTGGAACCGTAATTTTTATCTGAATAGCATCGTCATCTCCCATGTCATTTATTTTTGAAAAAAGAAGGGTTCCATCACCCAACTTATCAAACATTGCTATAGATATTTTTGATAGATTTATCCTAAATTTTGACAGATCCTCAAAGCTATCTTGAACGTCAAAGTCCTGAGATATCTTTGGCATTTTATGCATGAGCATGGTCGTGGTAGATGTGGATATGCTAGATCCTGTAATCTGCAATTGAGCAGAAAATGTACCAAACCTTCTAGTCACGTTACCTGTTGTGGCTATAAAAGTACCCATTATATTGAAACTGAGTTGTTTCTTATTTCTTGCTGACCTTGATTAACAAAAGTAGCAAAACCAGCCCTGTCTATAACATTTTCTATTTGAAATACATTGGTCTGATTAGAGTTTTCAGCCGTAGGCATAAATGTTATTTGTTGTGTTGGAGGCGTATTTTGAGTTTCAGCATCTAAACCAGAAACAGTCCCTACAGGTGATCCAGATGGTGCTGCACTTTCATATTTAGTTCTAGCTATAGTCGCTATCTGTATTGCTCCTAACGCACCAATAGCAGCAGCTAGAATTGGATTTTTATCTAAATGAGCAGTAACAGCCTCTGCTGTGTTTATTACTGCATTGGCAAGCATAAAAGCTTTGTTTGATCTAAACTTCTTTCTATTTAGAGCATCTATCTCTGCTGCTGAAGCCTTTCTAGCTTTGGCTGCTTTTATTTCGTTGCTTATCTCTTTTTGTACCAGTGACCCTATTGCACCAGAGGCCTGTCCAGCAAAATCTAAAGCGGCTCCTATTACTTCTCGTCTATTCTCCTCAGTTTCTATAGTTTTATCTAATTTAAGCTGCTCTAGTTCAGCATGCTCAGCCGCATCTATAGCCCTCATCAATGAAATGCTGTTGAATCCTTGTCTAAGGAAATCAAGCCTCATGTCATCGAATTTTTTCGCTATTTGTAGCTTTTCTTGCTCATGATCACTAAGGCCCACTAATTCTGCATCAAACAATATTTGTTGTATTGCAAATGCCTCTTGTAGTCCTCTTTCGTCATCTGGATCCTCTGCTGCAGGGGATGTAGCATCCGATAATATTTTTTGTCTGTTTTTATGAAATTCTTCTTCTAAACCTAACAATTTGTCAAATTCTTCTGCAACAAATTCGTTAGTTTGAATCATTCTTGTTTTTTCAAAAAACAAAGCTTTTTTAGTTTGCTCTTCTAGATTTTTTAAAAAATCATCTCCAACAATACTACTTGCATCCTTAAAAGGAAAGAAGGTTTTTGAAAGATTTTCAGCATCCCTAAACCTTTGATCAAAACTAGCAACAAAATCCTTGGCTTCTTTTTTTAGTCTTTTTTCTTCATTTTCTGATACTTTTTCTCCAAACTCAGCAGACTGTTCATCAAAGAATTCTTTTGCTTCTTCTTGGGCTGCCTTTGTTGCATCAATAGTCTTGTCTCTTAATTCTATTTGTTTTTGAAGTTCCTCATCTAATTTTCTTGCTTGTTCTAAAAATAGTGCTTGTTCATCTGAGCCATCTTTTGCGGCTCTTGCTAACCTGAAGAAGTGAGCAGCCCCCTCTTCTAGCACCTGAAACTCTCCCTGAAATCTGCCAAGAAAACCAAGTTCAAATGTGTTTTGAAATGCTAAGGCTGTTTTTGATATACTTTCCTGCAATAAGGCTAGTTCTGTTCTCCCCTTTATTGTTTCTATTTTATCTAAACGTTTCTGAAATAGCTCTAACTGTTTTTTGGCATCTTCAGCCTCATCTGCACTAAAACCAAACTCATCGCCAAGTCCTTTTAATTCCTTTCTAAATTTCAAAAATGGCTGAGCAATAAAAAAGTCTTTTTGAGTATCTCTTAATTCTTTTTCCTTTTGAAGGATTTCATCAAATAAAGGCTCAAAAGTTTTTAGTACCTCTATATTGGATCTAATTTCATTTTCATCTAAAAACGAAAAACCTTTAGCCTCTTGTTTTAGATTTTTTACAGCCGTTAAAAACTCCTCAAGTTCTATTGATGTTTTTTTAGCAGCAGCCTCTAATCTTTGAGAAACAACAGTAACTAAACTTATGGCAGTATTTAAACCAAGCAATCCAATTGTCAATGGTGTTAGCGCTGATTTTACAAGCGCTCCTAAAGTTGTGCCATTCAACTTGGCTTGCATATTGAGCAACATAAACATTTCAGCAGTAAAGCCAATGTTGTTTCCTATCGCCCTCATACCAGTAGCAAAACCAAAATTAAACTGAGCAGCATCATTTATAAGATCACCAAAAGAAAAGGCTAATTGGTTTCCAATAGACATGGCTTTGTTTGTCCTGCCCATTTGTGATGCCCTTCTTTGATCGGCCATGGTTGCCGTTGCCGTTGCAGAAGCACTAGTTTTTAGGGCTTGTCTATATCTCCTTACATTATCTATGGCCCTTTCTCTTGTGGCAGTAAGCCTGTTAAGAGTAATCTGAGCCTTTTCTTTTTGAGAGTCATTGAGATTGCCAGTATTTATTAATTGTCTAACAGAGTTTATCTCTTGATTTATAGTTGCTATACTCTTCTTGGACTCAATATTTTTTTGTGCAGTAACCCTGTTATTAGCACCCAGATTGTTTATGCTTTCTTTAAACTCTCTGTTTAATTTGTCTTGCGATTCAGCAAATTTATTTGCAGATCTTACAGCTTGATTTAAAGCCTGAGATTGTTCAAGAGTCTCTCTGTTTTGTTTATCTAATAAAGCAGCCGCTTCTTTTCTTGCCTGATTTAACTCTTTTAGCTTTTGTTTTTCTAAAGCTAAAGCCTGAGCATTTTGCTTGATTGCTGTTTGTTGTCTTTCAGATAATTTAGAATTAGCTTCTTGTCTTTTGTTTAGATGAATTAACTCATCAGAAGTTAATTTATATCTGCTTATTTGATGAGTAAATCTATCATTAACTTGTTTTGTCTGGTCAGCTAAAGATTGTAACTCTCTTCTTTGCTTGGATGCCTGTCTACTAGATAAACCAAACTGATTAGATGCTTCCTTCAGTTTCTGTATTGTGTTGCCAGTTTTTGCAATAAGTTCATCTTGCGCTCTAGTAACATCTTGTACTTCTTGTCTGAATTTTTTAGAAGTAGACGAGGTTCTGGTGGTTGCTTCACCTAGTTTTTTAACTTGAGATGTGCTTTGCTTGAGATTTGCCGCTAAATCTTTAGATACTATTTTATCTAAACCCTTTATGCTGGATTTATCTATTTCAAATTTTAGTTTGTATACTAAAGTAGGCATAGTTGTTAATGTTTATCTTTTGGCATATGATAGGCTGCTCTAGCCATTATGGCTTTAGTAACCTCTTCAATCGAACACTTGGCTTCAAATTCCTTTGCTCGCAATGGATCAAAGTCAGCGAGAACGTAACAGTAATAACTGTACGATCCGCCAACCTCGACCACTAAGTCATTAGGTGCGAGCAAGTCTAATGACTCTAAAGTAGACCGACTCCATTGGAAGGTACTTGTCGCCTGTTTGTAAAAAAATCCCACGCTTCCTCAAGCGTGCCTAATTCTAAGTCATCAGATTCCCAAGTGCTGTCCTCCAACTCTTTGTCTAGTTTAATGCATTTTTCTGCAGTATACTTACAATACTTTGCACGAAACTTTTTGTCTAATCTCCATGCGTTTATAGCATTTAATTCTTCTAAGGTATAATCTTGTACATCATAATCATCAGACTCTATTTTTTCGTGTAGAGTAGGATGATTTTTTTTATACCATCCAAGTAACAGATCCCTCCTTTCATCCATTACCTTGTCAAAACGAATAGGGGTCGGCTTGACCTCAAACCGAACCCCCATGAATTCTCCAGTTACTTTTGTTATTCTTCCCATAAATTGCTCGCTTTATTTTAGGGTTATGTGTTGAACTCTACAAAATTGTAATCAGCAGTTGTCGCTGTTCCTTGTATTATTTGAAGAGTTGGTTGTTTTATTTTAAAGTCATCTGCACCGCCCACAGTATAAACTATTTCTATGTATTCAGTATTTGCTGGTAATACTCTTGAGTAAAGCTTGATTCCAGTAGAATCTAGTCCTGTCGCAGTTCCGACTCGTGTGTCAAAACCTGAATCATCGGCTGAACCAGCTAACTCGGCATTACTACTGTTATATGCTTTTATGCTTAAATGTGTGTTTGATGCTGAAGCATCTTCAAAAACATTAACAAAGGCAGTTAGCTTTGTTAGCGGAAATGGAAAGTGAATTAATCTCTCGAATGTTATGGCTCCAGTAGTTTTTATTCTTTGCGAATCATTGCTAGTGTCAAATAACGTTAAAGCATCTATATTGCTTGAAGATCCTCCAAATTCATATCCAGCAGCATCATTAGTGTTGCCTGTACCCCATTTGAATAGACACAATCCATTTTGAGAATATGCCATATCTGAAGTATGCTTGCCTGTAGCAGAACTATATCCACCCACAGCCTCTCTAGGACTAGTAAATCTAAATGAAGCATTATCCTCAAATTGACTTACAATCTGTAGGGTTCCTTCTGCTTGAAGTATGCTGCCATCTAGGCCCATACCAGAAAAGACAAGGCTTGTTTGATTTGTAGCCCAAGTATTCAATTGACTTCTGGCTGCTGTGCTGTATAATCCTGTAGCTGTAATGTTGTAAACTTTGCTTGTGATTATTTCTCTGTTGTTTTCTATTACCTGAACATTTGGCTCTATGCTTAAAACCTGTCTTGAAGCCTCAGCCGCACCCTCTTGAACAACAGAAAATGTTTTTGTTTCAGTTAAAGCGTTAAACGCCCCACCTCCATCAACAGAGTTGTTTATTAAGGCTAACTTAGTTAGTTGTGTGGACATTAGTATTTACTCCTATTTATTAAGCAGTTCCAGCTTCAGAGAACAATACCTTTCTACTGTCTACATCTTGAAGTTGTGCTACTATTACAGTTTCAAGTCTTCCGTTTTCAAATGATCTAAATCCTTGTATAAATGTCAAAAGAGGTAACCCAGATGTTAGATCGTTACCTCCTAGTGTAACGTCTACGCCCTTTCCGAAAAGTTTTATGAACCCTTCTTTTGGCTGTTCTCCACCTATACCAATATAATCAGCACCAGTATTGTTGGAAGTACCTGCGGCCAATATTGGATCGCTTGTTCCATCAAAATTGGTTTCAAGGGTCCTAATAACTACTCGACCAGTAAAAGACTCAAACAATTCACGATCATTCTCAATCATAACTGTATCTGGAGTCATTCCCACTTCTATGCCCTCTACAGTTATATTGTCAATCGTTCCTTTCTCTGTTTCAGTATTCCCTGTTCTATCAAATATTTTAGCTTTTTTAAATAGTAATCTAGACATAATGTATACTCCTTATATATTAAGATACAACCAAAGAATTCAAGTTGGAAATTTCAGCAGCTTGAGCATATAATACAGTTTCTCTTCTGCCATTCGCAAAATCTTCGTGTCCCATAATATACACAACAGGTGTTGTTATGCTATGCGAACCTGTCGCTCCATGAAGTTTTAATTTAGCCTCTGTTGGAAGAACTCCATCTGGGGATACACTAGCATGATCCAGTATAGCTGTTTCAACGCCAGATCCTGCAACCTGCTTAAAGTTTGTATCTGTAGTTCTAATAACAATACGACCTGTAAAAGATTCGTTTATTTCTCTGTTATTTTCTACTGCTACCGTAGCTGGAGTATGAGTTATCTCAACACCCTCTACTGTTATATTTCTTATGAAAGTACCTCCGCCCACAGCGCTACCTGCAGAGTCAAGTATTTCAGCATGAGTAAATATTAGTTTTGCCATTATTTTATTGTCTTATTTTAATTATACATTCAAAGTTTACATTCGTTGACAGATACCCATCTTCTTCATCTATGGTATCTACGCCAGTTGTTGATAGGGTTTCTACATCTGAATTTATTGAGTTTCCTGACGTAGCATTAGCCCAGTCAATTAATTGATCTGTAAGTTCAAGCATTCTATCATAGGCTACCTCACTTCCACTGTGAGTATCAGCCTGCTCAACATACACATTAGTTTCAAAGAGCTGCACTAAATCTAAAGGTTTTTCATCCTCTACTCTATCAACAGCCGAACCACTAAGAAGTCTAAATATGACAACTTCTCTTTTAATATCGGCTCTTTTTCTAATATCTATATTTCCCCCACTAAATTTCAATACCTTTTCTATAGTCGATCTAGAATCAGAACTAGAATAGCTAGAGTATGAAGTCGTCAATGAAGTGAGTATAGCATTTCTATCCATTTACTACAATTAATCTATCGCTGTTTAATACTCTTGTTAATCTACTTTGAACTTCTCGTTTTATTTTTTTAGCTGTGGTTCCGCCATCTTCTTGTATTTTGCTATCTGGAAACCATTCCCTAACAGGCATCTGTCTTCCATCTATGGCACGACCCTTTTGATGAGCATCCATATATCTTTTCATCTTGGTTTCTGCAGAAAAATTAAAATGAGCCTCGTTACCAAAGACATCATAATCAAAAACACCTTCACTAAAAGCGCCCTTGCTTTTTCCTCCACCACCTCTACTTTTATAATGAAGATCTGATTTTGCAGGAAGACTATATTTTCTTCTAGACTTCTTGTAATCATCGCTTTGTAATCTTTGAAACCTATCCCCAAACGCATCAAAGCCTTTCAAAGATTGACTTTTTATCTTCTTCTTTAACTCATCAGCAGATGGATCTGTCACCTCTTGTTCAAACTTTTGAGATTTGAGAAGTGTTTCTAAATCCTTTTTTATGGCTTCTGTAATTTTCATTAATATACACTCATAAATCTAACTCTAGGAGTTGTTTTTGGTTTTGACAGAAGTCCACTCAATCTTCTTAAATTGGCTGTTAAATATTGATTATAAAACTGATAATACTTGCTTGCCTTAGCAAAAGAATAACTGTCTTGATGAGTTGCATCTTGTGCAAACCATAATTCTAAAAACTTATATGATAGCAGATCAATCAACAACTCTTCTGAATCAGCAGCATATATCGCATCTAATAAAGCTGTTTCTGTAGCGTATGTTGAATCATTTATATATTCTCTTAAATTTTCTAAAATATCTGTTTTTAACATCTTAATAGCCTTACCCAATATTAAGTTGTCTTTCTCTGATAAGTTTAAAGTCGTAGTTCCACTAGTAACGTTTACACCCTTGAAAGTAAGTTCTTCCAAGGCATCTATATTGTTTCTAGTAAGGGTGAGGCTGCTAAACGCCATTATTTCTCGCTTTTAATCTTTTTCCATTCATAATACCATTTCATGGTCATGTAACCAAACGTTACAATACCGACAAGTATAGATATAACTGTAGATACTTGTTGCAGGGTTATGCTCGATAGTAGACCGAACATACCTATCATAGCCCTTGAGTCTATTATATCTTCAGGTTGAACCATAATAAAAAGAGAGCCGCACTAAGGCGGCTCCTTATAAAATTAGGCTTTGGCTACGTTACCACGAATGTATCGACCACCTAAGTCTCCTCTGAATACTTTAGTTCCATAAAGAACTTCAATAAGTACATCAGCGCCTGACTTGGTTTCTTCGATAGTCAATGTGTAGTTCACATTGTTCATTGGCTCGAAGCCTGCTGCTCTACGAACACCTGATCCTGAACCGCTATCTACTGAAGGCATTACTGCAGTAACTAAGGCTAGTGCAGATGGATCGTAGAAGAACTGCTCACGACCAGTGTCGCCAGAAGCAATATCAACTGGATTGATAGTGTCATTGTTAGCTAATGCTTTTCGTAATGGCTCTTTTAAGGTAAGAACTGTTCCTGTCTGAGACTGAACTACGTAGAAGTCATCTGTTCCTTTAGCAGAACCGAAAGTAACAACGTCACCCTCAGCTAAAGATACAGTTGCTGCTCCACCACTACCATTATCAATGGTTAGTTCTGTTTGTCCAATAGCCTCAGTGGCTGCGATAGTAGCATCAGTTACAGTAGCAGGAGTATGGTCGCTTCCGTTGTTATCAACGAAGAAGTTGAAACCATAAGCCTGAGCCATTGCACCAGATAGCTGAATCTCGTTGTTTCCACGAGTGTTAGCATTTTGGAAAAGATTTAGTGTAGTCAAATCTTTTTCTGCAAATGGATCAATGATCATATTCATGTTGTCAGATACAAACTTACGAGCAGCCATGATTCTTCGTGCTTCTGCAAGGTCGTTTGTGTCCATAACAGTAGAATCTGTGTTGTTGTCAGCAAATGCTGCTTCAAACCCTTTACGAGCCTCAGTCTTTACATCAGCATTGATTTGGTCAATTAGTTGATGTAGTCTTGGTACAAAATGTTGTTGTACTAAGTCAGGAAGAGCAAATTTTTGGTCAGCTTTGTCGA